TACTACAGGGGGTACTGCTGAAATGACCATAGATTTGACTGCAAATACTCAAGTCGCATTAGCTATGGGTCTTAGTAACACTAATATGTCGTATATTCGGCAACAAGGTGATGGTAAATTCCAATGGCAGACTTATAATGGAAGCAACACAGGAGAGTTACATCTACAACCTTATGGTGGCAACGTAGGTATTGGAGAAACAAGTCCTGCTACTAAATTAAATGTTAATGTTGGTGCTGGAGGTCAAAATACAACTGTCGGATTAAGAGTTGGAGGACTTAACAATTATCCGTCTTTAGAATTAGGTATAGAAGGTAATTATACTGGCGTAATTAGGTCTTATGGCAATGACTTAAAATATTACTCAGGTCACTGGAGAACCATTGGTAATACCGCCTCAGAAGATCATAGACATTATTGGTATACATCTAAAAATGGCAGCACTAACTGGTCTACTGCTAAAATGACCCTTGATGAAGACGGTTACTTAGGTATTGGTACTACTTCGCCTGCTACAGAATTGGATGTAGATGGAACTACAACTACAAATAAGTTAGTCGCTGATGATACATCTACTATAGGTTTTTCTAACTTAGCAAACGCTTGTATACTAGCAGGAACAACCAGTTTGGGTATTGGTATAGACTCTAACGAAATAAGAAACAATGGAGGGCATCTATACATTGGCACTATTGGTGCGAATGACATTAACTTTGGTACAGGCGGAACTAATAATCAAGTAATTATCAAATCTGGCGGTAACGTAGATATTACAGGTACTTTAGGCATAACAAGATCAGCCGATGATTTTATAACATTTACAAGGACGGGTGCACGTGAATGGAGACATAAAGTTGATAGTGGTGGTCATTATTATATAAGAAATCAAACAGCTTCAAATAACGTATTAACACTTACAGATGATAATAAGGTTGGTATTAGTGTTACTAGTCCTTCTGCTAAGCTTCAAATAAATGGAGGTATGATAGTTGGAGGTACTACATTTAATAAAAATACCAACTCATACAATTCAGGTAACATAGCCCTAGATAACGGAAGTAGTGATAGCGGTGGTATTCATTTTTACTATGCTAATAATAGCAACTTTGGTATAGACGTAGCCTCTAGCGAGATGAGATTTGTTCATAACCTAGATGAGTCGGGCGGATCGGTTAAGATGTCTTTAAATACAAGCGGTGAGCTTGACGTTGCTAGCACAACCACTATATCGGAAAATGTAAACGGAGCATTTAGAGCCTTACTTTTAAATAATGAGAGAAGGGTATTAGATACGCTTTATCATTCTGAATTAAATTTTCAGTTTGCTGGTATAGATGCAGGTAGAATAAGAACCTCTATGACAGAGGATTTTTTAGAGACTGCTACCGAAAGTTCTCAAATGTTATTTAGCGTAAGACAGAACGGAACGCTACAAAATGCTCTATTAATAAGCGAAAGTAGAGCAGTTACTTTTTATAATGATTTATATGTACCCGACCAAATAATACACTCAGGTGATACTAACTGCTATATGCAGTTCCATAACAATGACCAATGGCGTGTCGTTACGGGTGGCGCTGAAAGAATAGAGGTATCAAATACAGGTATTATTATTAACGATGGCTCGAATGATTATGATTTTAGAGTAGAGTCTAACGGTAACGCCAATATGATCAAGGTTAATGGCGGTAATGATGCTGTAGGTATTGGTATAGACCCAAGTAGTGGAATTGCCTTACACGTCTATCACGCTACAGCTGATGCTCCCATGAAGGTACAAAGCGGAGATGCCTTTACAGGAATAACGTTTCAAGACAATAGTAGTAATAACCATTTATTTTATAAAGGTAGTGAAAACCATTTCTATTTTAATGGTTCAGGTGTTACGCTTGGTGTTGGTGTTAATTCAATTACAACCACAAACCTTTCTTTAGATGTAGAAAACAAAGTACGAGCAAGTGGTATCATGTTTGGGTCAGATACTGCCGATGCTAATACCCTTGACGATTACGAAGAAGGAACGTTTACTCCAACCATTCACGCAGGTGCAACCCTTGCTACTGCACACTCTAATAACTATGGTAAGTACACTAGAATTGGCAATGTTGTGCATTGTTCAGGTAGGCTTCAAACAACATCAGTTACTAATCGCTCTAGCTCAACTAACGTTGAGATAGGTGGATTTCCGTTTGTTGCAAACACACCACTTAGTTCAGGAACTGGGGCTATTGCAGGCGCAATAGGACTTTCTAGTGGATTCTCAGGAGAAAAACCAACCGCTATACAGATTAGAGACAATGAAACAAATGCTTTCTTATATTATCAAAACGCAAGTCTTGGTTTTAGTAACATAAAAGGCGATGACTTTAGCAGTACTTCAAACACTATTGTATTCCAAATAACTTATCACGTAGCATAATCATGTTAGAAAAAACAGAATCATATACGTCTATAGACATAAAAGAACTTGGACAGGTGTCCTTACGAAAAACGACACGAGTAACTGACGATGGAACGGTCATATCCGAAAGCCATCATAGAGAGGTTAGAACCCCTGACCAAGATATTACAGACCTGCCACAGCACGTGCAGAACACCATTAACGCATACTGGACTCAAGATGTCATAGATGCGTGGAACGATTTACAACAACAAATAACCGAAGAATCACAATGAGCCATATAACCACTCAATACGAAGCAGTAAGTATTGATCCTAACGGATCAGTATCAGTACGAGTCAGCAAGATATTTGTTGACGATAACGAAGTAGAAGTAGCAACCGCTAGAGAAAAGCAATATTTTCAAAGGGATGCAACGATTACAGATTTACCAGATCATTACCAGTCAGCTATCAACGCTTTTTGGGCAGGATTACCTGCTGTCGAAGAGTCAGGTGATGACACTGAGGAATAATTTTTGTATAATACAGTAACGTTATAACGTCAACTAATTTATATAAACAAAATGGAAGAACGACTCAAACTATTAATACAAGAACGAGATCTTTTAAGTGTAAAGCTAAGTGAACTCAATTACGTGATAAACGGATACGAGAACACTATCAAACAACAAAAAGAAGAGGTTGAAGATGTACCAGAACAAGTCGAAGAAGTCTGACAACAAAAAGAAAAAGCCAAACGCCAAGAACGGCAGAATGGCTGCAATGAAAAAAACTGGTCGTACTAAGAAAGGCTAGTTTATACCCATCTGAGGGAAGTCGTCATAATACTGCTTCCCTCTTTCTATTTCTGAGGCGTCCATATATCCTTTGATATATCCATTCTTAAAATGTTCCTCAGCTTTTATCCTGCTATTATCTTGTGAAACGACAGTGGATCTGCCTATGGTCCAGCCTACAAAGAAAAAAGTAGTAGCCACAGAGATAAATACTAAAATTTCCATCTTTTGTTCTCATTAGTTTATTGTAGAAAAAAATACCCCCCACTAAGCAGTCTAGCACTGGGGGGTTGATGCTCGCTTCAGATAAGGGAAAATCTATAAAAACCCTTATCCTCAAGACTGTAAATAAATCTAACTAACCTTAATTAATTAGTCAAGGTTTTTATTGTGCAGATTTAAGGATTTTTATTGGGCAAATTATCATGTTCCTTTTCCTTCTTGATAGTCTGAATCACACCAATGATGGCTAACATCAATGCTGCAATACATTCGTACAAGTCAGGCTGTACGGTCACACCAATAGCACCAGCTATGGCGGTTACCCCTTGATAGGTGGAGGGTTCTTTTAATCGGGCTTTTAACCAGTTCCAAGTCATAGTTACGGCTCTTTTGTTAATTAAGTATACGGTGAAATCTAAAATACCAATGATCCTTCTTCTACTCAATACCTTTTTACGAGACCGTTCAACCTTTGGCATGACAACCACTTTCACCTTTTTGAGTTTAGCCTCAGGTACAGTGCGGTTGTCTATGGTGATGGGTTTTATTTTCTTTCGCCCTTGTATTGCCATTTTCCGTCCTCATCTACTTCAAATTCGTGGTATCTGTCCCCTTTATGGTCACAGTGTATAAACTTCTGATCTGGATAATAACAAATCCTCTTGTAGTCAGACGCTCTGAGCTCTTGCAGTAATAGTTCCATGTTATCGCACGTGTAATCTACAGCTCCCAATCCAGTAAAGGTATGTTCTGACGTTCCGCTTCTACCATGCGATAATTCCCATTCTAACGAGCGATAACCACTGTTCTGGGATACTTGTATGGGTTGACCTATCTTGTGCCGTATCTGGTTAATTATGGGCTTGTGGTGACGCTCTATCTTGTCCACTACATGGATCGGAACATCGGTCATAACTCTATCTACCAAAAATTCTTTAATGCTAAAATAATCGTAGTACATATTAGTTTAATTGGTTAAAAGCTAAAATCTAGGCACTTACAATCGTAATATCAATACCAATAAAAAAGGGGAAGCCTAACTTTCCCCTTTCTATATCATCTAAACGACGGTTTGGTTTGTATCAGGATTTTCCTGAAAAAGGATGAGGGCTTTCAGACCCCCATCCATATACTAAGAGAACTTTAATGAAAATGCTACTTTATAAGTTTTTGATATAACAACTTAGCAATTTCATCGCCCTGTGTTCAAAAGGGCAATGCCTCTTCTGTTTCTTTGGTTACAGCAGGACCGTCTTCTCGTTCTGCTACGGTTACTTCACCATTGGTAAAGACCACCTTGCCATTACCAAGCCAAATTTTTTCCTGTCCACCTTCTCGTTCCTCTTTGGATTGAGACATAGCAATACTCGCATTATTGCCGAACCTAGTTTCATCGTTAATGAATACGGTAACGTTGGCATACGTGCCTTTTTTACCTTTTATTAACGATTCTTTTGGGATTTTTGTTACGTCTATAGACGCATTGATTATTGTCGCCATTTTTCTTGTAATTATGTATTAATTGTTGAGTTTAAATATATGAGCCTCACTGAGTAAAGTCAAATCTTTGACTTGGCAACTTCAAGCCCCATGTCTCCATTGTGAAGCATGTGGACAAAGTTATGAGACAGTTGGCCTCTTCTTGTTTTTACTAGCTTTACAAAGACTGATTGATAGTCGTATGTTTCACCATCTTTCCTTCCTTTTACAGCTAAGTATCCTTCGTGATCTGTAGTCACTAAAGATTGAACCATGTTCGGTCTAAACACGGAGGTCATACAATGAGCTACGTTCTTGATAGCCTGCGCCCACTGTGCGTCTTTATACTTTGGAGCTAGGCTCCAACCAGATCTATTTAATGAGTTGATTGTAACTTGACTGGGTACAATGACTAATACGTTAAGTTGTTTAGCTATGTCCTTCATTACCTTAGTTACATATTGGATTTCTAAGGTCCTGCTATCAAACTTCCCTTGAGCATAGACCTCTTGAATGTAGTCTATAACCACAAAGTCAAGACCATAATCCATTTTATTGAGCCTGCACATGCGTTTTATATCATCTATGTCATCTATAGAATCAATGATACGAACATTATCGGCTTCGTAGCCTGCCATCAAGCCAAGTTGTTTAGCGGTATTTACGTCGTAATCTTCCATCTGAAACCATAATCCTTGATAGCCTTGTTGAGCAAGTTTACTTGCCACAAACGTGGACCATTGCGTTTTACCATGACCAGAGTCAGCTAGCACAATGTTTATATCTCCCCGATGAAGCCCAACATCTTTGTGGAGCCCATCATCTAATTTAGCCACGCCAGTTATAAGCTTTTCTTTTTTAGGCTCATTCATCTCACGCTCTAATATTTCTGACGGAGTTAAAGCAATTTTTTGCGATGCGTCATCTACTGTCTGATTGAGTTTATCAATTTCTACTAATAGATCGTCCATAGTAGTAGTCGGACTATTAGCTACATCATTTATGTGCTTCAGGGAATATCTTAATCTATTCTTGTCAGTAGTATCTTTCAAGGTTTTTAGGTAGGCCCTAGTTTCCTCTTCAGACGCTACGTGCATCATCATTAGTTCGTAGAACTCACTAATTTGCATGCCTTCTATCTTGGCGCAAAGGGTGTCCTCGTTGAAT